AAATATATCATACCTTATTATCACTAGCCTCAATGTAAATTGATTTTAAATATTCTTTTAGTTTAGTTTTACTCACATCTGTTTCTAATTGATCAACATAGTTATTTAGGAATGTAACTGTATCTTCGCCCATTTCTAATATATCTTCTCTTACACTAGCTTTAATATCTGAATAATCTTCTACAATATTTAAGTCATGTACTGTTATCTCATTATACAATCTTTCTACGAATTTGTCAAATACCTCGTTATCGGTCTTGTTTAATACAATTAATTTAACAAAGTGGTTGTGATATTCTTTTATATCATAATTTTTATAGTCTTTCTTTTTATCATCATAAATTATTTTTTTGTGTATGGTAAGTGGATTACGTACTCTAGTTATTTCTCTAGTTTCTGTATCAAAGATATGAAATCCTTTAGGGTCTTGGTAGTCAGACCATGTCATCTCATATTGAGCACCGTTGTAGTGTATTTGGCCATCATCTGTATGTTTATGAAAGTGGCCTGATATAACTCTATCAAATCTATTAAAATCTGATTTTGCTAAACCGTGTTCATTAATTACACCATTTTGCATTTCAATACCTTTGATTTCTAAATGACCAAAACATAAATCTGCTTTGGCTGTTTTTAACATTTCCATAGAGTGTTCATAGTTGTCATCACAAATCCAAGGCACAAATAAAATAGATGTACCATCAAAATCTACAACAGTTGACTTTGTATATATCCATGGCTCATGTCTTTTATCAAATGATGAATATAAATTTTCTATAGCATTTACGTCATTTGTATTTTTAAAGTATGTATCGTGGTTCCCTATAATAATATGTGTATCAATTTGTTCTTCATATAGTCTATCCCAAAATTGTTTTCTAAAAACAGAAGCGGTTTGAAAGTTAATAAACTTCCTTCTATCAACAACATCGCCCAGGTGAACCAATGTTTTTACATTGTGTTCTTGTAAGTAGGGAAAAAAGATTTCATTATAAAATCTTAATTGATATTCTCTAAATGCTTGAGAGTCATTTCTCACGCCAAAATGGGTATCATTCAATAGGGCAATCTTCATTATATATCTAATACGCTAGTATAGGTTCTTTTTTTTCTTTTCTTAATTCTTATCTCACTAGCTGTTGGTTGTTCCTCAGTTGATGGTTTATTTTTTCTTAAAAATTCTAAAAACTGATTCTTATAATCATTTTGTGTATCACCAGGTAGTACAGAAAATTCATCTATGTTGCCTTGTTCAATCATTCTATACTTAATGTTTGTTTGTTTCTTTTCTTTTTGTATTCTTCTAATAAAGGCATAGTAAATGATTTGTGTAAAATAAGCAAATGGATTATTTGACTTTTTAGGATTAAAGTTTTTAAGATATTGTAAACAGTTTTCTATACCATCAGAAATCATATCATCTCTAAAGGTATAGTTAATAAAATTAGGTCTATAAGATAAGTGATTTGCAATCTTTAAAAAACATTCACCAATATAATTTGTAACTGGTGGTGTTTTTCTATTTCTTTTTTCTGCCTTATCACACTTATCCTTATACTCTATCATCGCCTGTAGAAACTTTTTGTTATCTACATAATGTGCTGATCTTTTTCTAGTTTTAGTCATAATTATATAATACTATATTTTGTTGTTTTTGTCAATGGTCCACGGTACCAAAAGTTCTATATTTGAACCCTATTGTATAAGTTTTAGAGGAGTGCCAATCTTTTGTTTTAAATGTTTCGTAAATAACTCCAGAGTTAAATGTGTTTGAGCATATCAAAACAACCTCAATATTTTCGTGTTTTGTTGCAATACTATCAATTAAACCTTTCCACCAATCAGGTGATCTAACTGTTATATGAGCATTCTCACCATTTGGTAGTAATGCAGCTGCTTTATAACACGCAACATTTATGATTAATATTTTATTTGCAAGTGAAAAAAGTTCATCTACAACATTTGTTACATCTGCTAAAAAGATATGTTCTAACACATCTATACAAACAACACAATCAGATTTCACTTTATTGTTTAAATTTCTTGCTGGTTCAAATACAGCTACTTTATCTATATTAAAAAATTGTTTTGCAGACTCTCCAGTTGTAGGTTCAAAATTAAGTTTATTCCAATTTGATCCACCTCCACCATAGTCTAATAAACTGTTAATTTCTATATTGTTTATCTTCTTTTTTATTATTTTTCTAAACTTTCTTATTTCAAAATTATCAAAGGCATTCTCAACTCTATTTCCGTCGGTTTTATTATAACCTTTTTTAGCCATATGTTCATATAGTTTGATTAGTTTTTTCCCGTGTGTTGATAGTTCTAACCTCATATTAACCAATTGTAAATAGCTCTTAATGCAAGTAATAGATACATAAGTTCCATGAGTGCTCTAGGTGTGTCTTTATCTTTTATACCCATGTATATCCAGATACTACAAGATACTGTTGCAATTGCCCATCCCATCCATTGTGTAACAGGATTTGCATTTGAAAGTATGTAGGCGCCTATCATAGCGAGTATAAACCCTACCCATCTCATTCCATCTAATCTTTTGTAAAATCTAATTTTCATAGTCGCTTGACATAATTTAATTTCATTGTTATAATACCCATGTGGGTTGTTACCGAGAAGACCTAGCTACCTCACTAGTGAATCTTTTTACTTGGCATATTTAGTAGTTCGCTAACTTCTTTAACATCATTCTTATCTATATCTTTCTCATAAGGATCGGAATTGGATAATTCATCCATTTCGTCATCTGTCATATTTCTTTCTATAAAACCAGGCAACTGTTGTTTAGCATTTTTCAATGCAACTGTAAGATCACTATATCTTTTAGTAAATGATGGAGTGGCATTTGCTATGGTTATAATTTTATCAATAGGAATTGTTATTATTTTTTCATCTGTAAAACCAACCCAGCGAACCAAAGCTATATAGTCCGATATGCCTTGTTCGGTAATTCTAGGAACATATTTAATTAACATGGGTTCCTGCAATCTTAATAGCTTTGAGTTTTCAGGCAGTTGATTTTTATGTAAAGGAAATCTACAACAGATTTCTTCTCCAGAAACCAATCTGATTATCTTAACTGACTTTGTATCAATACGATTAATCATATAACTATTTATCTTTATTTAAGTCTAGTATAGCACAATGAGAACCACCAGTGCGTTGCGTTATGTTATAGTTTTCTAAAGCAGCTTCTTTAAAACACTTCATATTATATTCACCTTTATTTTCATTTTTATTTTTATTACCTGGAAGATAATCGTGGAAAGCGACACTAAAGTTATCTGTTGTTCTTTTTAATATTTCTTCACAATCACCTAAGCCAATAGAAGCATCAATAAAAACAAAATCATACAACAAGTTATATTGCATATGTGGATTAAACCAAAAGTCTTTACTTTCCATTATGTGTCTTTTTGCATACTTTAGGCCTTTATATTTAAATATATCATTTCGATCTATGGTCATTATAAGAGAACCGTTTGTTGAAAGAGCCGCTGTGCTTTTTCCTGTACCTGTACCTATCTCCAAAATACTTCTAGCATTTCTACTTTCGTAAACCAAAAACATAAAATCTTCGTCTGAAATCATTTTAAATCTACCGTATGTATTTCATAGTTAAAGTTTTCTCTATTATAGATATTCACTCTTTCCTGAAAATGAGTTAAGGTAAAGTTTTTTTTATCTTTATATGTTAGGTCGTCTGAAATATCATAGACTGTAGCAGACTGTTTTTTATCACCAACTCTTAGGCCACGGCCAATACTTTGTAATACTCTTATAGGGCTTTTACTAGGGCTACTAAAAATAATGTTGTGTAAATTACGAATATTGATACCAGTGCTGAACGTCCCGAAAGAAGCGACAATAATTGCGTTGTCCGACTTTTCTGTAATGGCTCTAATTTTTTCTCTATCATCTGTTTCTGTTCCACCATAAACAAAAAACACTTTTCGTTTAGGGTCTGATTTTTCTTTAATTATATTATATAAAATTTCACCATGTTTTTCTACTAATTGAAACAAACACAAAGTATTGCCGTTTAGTGCCAGGGTTAGATTTCGTATGTATTTATTACGAGCTTTATTTTGAGTGAGATATTCCAATTCTTCAAAGTACTTTACACCGTAAACCTTTTTAGATTCTTCTTCTGGATATTTTAAATTCAAACAAACTACTTTTAAATTTGCTAGTTGTTTTTTATCTATTAATTGTTTTGTTGATACCACTCTATTAACTATACCAAATAGTCCTGTCAATACTAACTTATTAGTTTTACTATCATCCAGTGTTCCTGTAAGACCTATTCGATATTTACAATCTGTTAGTTTAGTCATTATCTTTGTTAATGATACGGCCTTGAACAGGTGAGCTTCATCACCTATAACTGCACCATAGTCTTCAAAAAACTTTTTAGGCATTTTGTATAATGATTGCCACGTAGATATAACTATACGTTTATCATCATCAATATCATAACCGTGATATTTTCTACTAACATTTGTTTCTGAATCAAAACCATAATCTTTAAAATCTTTATATAATTGCTCTACTAGTGATGTTGTAGGAACAATAATTAATATCTTGTTGTTTATCATATTCATATAGTGTCTAACCAGCATGTATATAATAAGTGATTTACCAGAGGCAGTGGGTGATAAAATCAACCCTCGTTCACACTCTAAAGCAAATTTATATGCTTCTATTTGATAATCTCTAGGTTTGATAGACAGATCATACTCCTCAATCATACCCTCTATATCGGCGGCTGAGACGTTGCTACGTGTTAAAATATCACTAGATTCAACTATATGAACATCTTTCTTTTTACACCAATCTTTTAAATATGGGTACAGTCCTACATACATTTGACCTGTAGCATATGAATATAATCTTATTTTACCATCCCAGACTCTATTACGAAACTGTGGTGTAAACTTATAACCAGGAACTTCAAACGAGAAGTAATCAGAAAGTTCTCTACGAATAGAGGCGTCAGCATCTATACGAATATATACGTCATTTATTTTATCTACTATTATATTTTGCATATTAACTAAAAGGCTTACCTACAATCCAACCAACCAAAGACTTTCTTATTCCTTTGATAATAGGGTTGACTTTGTGCCAAATGAAACTTGGAAAAACTATCATAGTTCCTATTTGATTATTGTTTAATTTTATGTGTTTGTTTTGTCCTTGTTTAGGATTAGGCGTACATATTTCAAACTCTCCACCTGTATATTCATCATTTAGTAACAACGTAAAACTTAATTTTCGTATAAGACCATTTGAGTATGGTTTATTATGTGTATCAATATGCCAATCGTAAAAGTCATCTTCTTTATAAACCGTATATTGAAATGGCTCATATTCTGTTAGTTTGTAGTTCCAAACTTTATTACAACCTTCAATCGTATTTGATACTATATCTTCAATACTCTTATCTTTTATCCAAGATATAATTGACTTTCGATTATTTTGATTTCCTTCTTGTATTTTGGCATTATCTAATTTTTGTTGTTCTCCTATTGTAATTATTTTATTACAATCACTCTTTGAAATAACGGACTGATAAACCTTGTATGGTTCAGTAGTAAACATTTTAAATAATACCAGAAGTAAATTTCTTCCAATCTATAGCGTTTTTGATTTGAAATGTACGATTTGTAATAATACGAATAGTTTTATCCAGATAATCAACCACACTTTGTACGTAAGTTACTTTTTGTTCCAACTTAATTAAATCGTCATCTGACTTGATATACTTTTCAACATCTGGTTTAAGTAACTTTATGTTGAAAGGTTTTTCTTGGTAGACCGATGGGTCTGCTTTACCAGTATAGTACTCCCATTTATCCCGTAACAATTTATCTCTATCTTGTTCAGCCTTTTTTAGTATATTGACATATTGATTATGAAATTTACAATATTTGTTGTGTAGTTGTGGTGTTTTTAATGATTCTAAATCGAGTTCAGTATCATTTAATTTTAGGTCTTTTTCGGCTAATGCCTGCAATTCATCAAAGGTCATAATATCTCCATTATATCAGTTATTGACTATTTAGTCAATGGTTTATGTTGTAGTTTCTAAAGTACCTGTAGCACTAATATTTGCAAACTCATATATTTTATATTGAAATGTAACACTAGCTGTTAAGTAATCTACATCTGTAGCTTGTTGATTATAATCTAATCCAGATAGTGATATTGGATAAACATCTCTAAATCTTATTTCTATGTTTGAGTTATTTTTACTTGTTAATACAAATAGTGTAGCATCAGAATATAGACCACCATCATCAGGAGTATTTTTAGAAGTCACTCCTATTTCACTTGAATAAGTTTCATTTGTTGTTGTTGGATATCTATCTGTTCCAGCAGATTGTAATGTTCTAAATTGTGAATAGTCTTTTGGAAATCCAAGACCTGTCATCCATCCATGTATTTCTCTATAGTTTTCTAAATTTTCATCTACTAAAAAAGAAATATTTAATGTATCATAGTCTAGTTTGTCACCAGGCATTGGTACATCTTTAAAGGGTGTAGCTAAATTTGAAGTACCTAAAGTGATACCAGGAATATTTGCAGCTGTACAAAAGTATTCAACTTTTGGCAACTTAATCAAACTAAACTTAAACTGTGTAGGACTTGCATAGTCCAATTTAGTAGGTTGTCTATTGTATGAGTTTGTAGTAGTCATACTACTATTTATCTGTTTGTTTATCTACTTCTTGCCACTCTTTTTCAGTAGCTTGTTTTTCTAGTTGTTTTTCAGGTTCAGTTAAAACAATCTCTTTTTGTTCTACTTTTTTAATCTTTTCTTCTAATTCCTCTAATACATTTGGTTTAGGATTAAGATACTTTAACCCTTGTGCAACAAGTGTCATAAGCAAAATTACAGCTAGTACTCCTAAAATTTCTTTAAATGGTGTTCTTTTCCACATAGGTATTTCTTTATAAATTGTTATTCTTTCACTATAAAACATAATCTACTTTTATTTATGCTAAAAAAAAGGGCGACTTTTTAGGGCCGCCCTTTTAAATTTGTTTGTAACAAGTATTACATTAAGTTAGAAATTTTAACTTTTCTGTAATATCTGTTTGCATTAGCAGTTGTTAAACCGTCAGCAGTAATAGCGTCAGACGCACCAGCACCAGCAAATGGGTTCGCTACTAGACCATATCTAGTTTTGAATCCAATTTTTGGTTGGAATGTGTCTTGGCCAACTGCTCTTACCATTTGTAGAGGTACATATGGGCAGTAGAATATACCAGCATCATATGGTGAAGTACCTTTGTAACCTACTACAAAGTATTGACTAGCACTTGAGTTTGCACTATATGGATCAATATAAACTTTATATTTACCATTTAATACACCAGCAAAAGTGTTTCCTGTGTCATCAACATTTAAGTTGTTGTTTAACGCAGGAGTATAGTCTAATACACCAGCCATTTGTAAAGCACTAGCAACATCAGATGAACAGATAATCATGTTACCTTTTCCTCTTCTTGTTCTTTGTGCGATAACGTTAGCATCTCTCTCTAATTGGAACATTAGGCCTTTAAATCTTTCAACAGACCATCTTCCGTTTGAGTCTGTATCTAGGTCAAAAATACCTGTAGTTGTTGTATTAGTTTGAGCACCTTTTTCAGCACCAATGTAAACTGATCTTACAACTTCTCTATTGATTTCCGCAAGGATTTCAGCAGATAAGATGTTTGATAATTCAGTTTCAGCATCTAGGCCGTGGATTGCTTTAAGGTCTTGTGCTAACTCCATAGTGTACTCGGCTTTTAGCGCTCTTGATTTAGCAGTCACAGTTGATTTCTCAATTGAGAATGCCATTTCAGCAAACGCATTAGCAGCGGTATCACCCATTGCTTCTGCATAGTCAGTAGTCATTCCTGATCCACTTGTGTATGCACCAGCAGGTGTGTCGTTAAGTACAGCTGGGTTAGTTCCGTCTTGTGCTACTCCTGTTTTATTTGCAACAGATGAACCAGCAGCATTTCTACCACTGAAGTCTGTATCAGCTTCGTCAAAAAGAGCTTCACCACCAGTTTGAGATGCATATCTGCTTCTCATAGCAAATATCAAACCTGTAGGGCCTGACATTGGTTGAACGCCTGCAATATCGTAAGCGATAAGGTTAGGCATTGATCTTCTTACTAAGCTAATTAAAATAGGATTCCAGTTTTGGATTGAAGCACCAGTTGCGTTAGTAGGCGCAGCTTCTGATAAGAAAGCAGCATCTTCTCTTAACGCTTTTTCTTGGTTCTCCAATACCATTGAAGTAACGGCTCTTTTATAAGCACCCTCGATCTTTGGAAGATCAGGATGTTCTAAAACGGGCTGCCACTTTTGTTGTATTGATTCAGATAAAAACATTTTTCTATCTCTCCTTCTTTAGTTAGTTAACTAACCCTTACTTTAAGTAAGGATTTTTCTTTGTTTTACTAATTGCAGCAGTATATGCAGCCATTGATTCAGACAAGTCTAAACCAGCATTGTTTTCTGCTACTTCATTAGATTCGTTATCACTCGCTTTTGCTTTAGGGAAGTAAGAATTTTTTAAAGTTTCTACACTTTTTCTAAAACTGTCAGCGTCTTTATATTCAATACTCTCTGCTAAACCTTTAAGTTTCTCAACTTCAGTTGCAACAAGATCAGATGATACATCATTTATAACTTCTTCTCTTGTAGATTCTGCAAGTTTTGAATTTAACTCAACGTTCTTTTCGATAGTTTTGTTAACTTCTTCTTTTAACTTTTCTATCTCAGCAGCTTGATTCTCAATTACATCATACTTCTCTTGTGGAACATTAATGTAGTGAGACTCAAATAAAGATTTAAGACCACCGATAAAATCTTCAGTAATCTCATTTCTTAAGCCTTTTTCTATTGCCAATTCGTTTTCTTTCATCCACTCCTCGACAACATAGTTTAGATAAGCGTCAACTTTGTCAACGATTTCTTCTTTAACTTCAGAAACTTTTTCGTCAACTTTAGTTTCGTATTCGCTTTCTAATTTCTCAATTTCTTCGACAAGTTTTGCTTTAACAGCAGACTCGAAAATTGTAGCAGCTTTTGCTTTGAATTCCTCAGAAAGGTCTTCACCGTCAGTTAGAGCATTTACATCTTCTTTCATGTCCATGTCTTTAACTTTATCTTTAGCTGTTTCTTTTTTCATTTCTTTTTCTTTATCTTCAGATTCAGAAACTTCTTTTTCTTTCTTGTCTTCCTTGTCTTCCGCTTCAGACATTTCTTTTTCGTCTTTTTTCTTGTCTTCTTTGTCTTCAGCTTCTTTCATATCTTTTTTCTTATCGTCTTCTTTTTCTTCAGACTTTTCATCTTCTTTATCATTCTTTTTGTCTAAGTACTTTTTAAGACCAGCAGGCATTTCGCCTTCTTTCACATCTTTTTTCTCATCATCTTTTTTGTCAGCGTATTCTGCTTCTTTCATGTCTTCTTTTTCTTTTTCGTCTTTTTTCTCATCAGCTTCGTAAGCAGCCTGAATATCTTTTTTAGGCTCTTTCTCAGCAGAGAGAGTAGGCATTGCGTCAGCTGGACCTGCACTTTTTTGTTGTGGGTCACCAGTAATGTGATTAACCCCTTGTGCGAAATCTACTTTTGCGTCAGTCGGTGAAGTGATTGCTTTAGTCATCACTTGTTGTACAGTTGCCTGTAACGACTTTGCTGGTTCAGCTGGAGCGGCGTTTTTAGTTGGCAAATTTGCCACAGTATTGTCAGCCATTGTTCTATCTCCTCAATAGTTTTTTAGTTGTTAATTATTGCAATAAATACACCAACCCATTAGGAAAGTGTCAATTACTATTTATAAAATTACAGTCTTTTAAGAAAAGATTCAAACACTTTAGCATTTTTCTCTGCTCTAGCAATTCTCTCTTTACTCTCTGCTTGTAACTTTAATTCTCTAACCTCTGCTTCTTTCAAAATCCCATTATCCCAAACCCACTCTTTGCCTTCCATAATGCCTTCTACGAAAGCGTCTGGAGCGCTAGGGTCTGCAACTATATCAGCTGCGGTTGCAAGGTAAAAATCGTCTTTGACTACATTGGCACCACCTACATTTGCAAGTGTACCCATTCCTCTACTTGAAACTCCAAGTCTTGCACCCTCATCAATTAAACTTTTCACTATTTTTCCATATGGGGTATCGAGTACTCGTGCTTCACCTATAAAATTACTGCCTTCTGGATATAGAGCATTAATCATATGCGAAACTCTTTCTAGGTTAACGGTTGGTCCGTCTGGATGACCTAGTTCACCAAATGCTCTTTTCTTTTCTATGAACTCTCTATTATATCGTAATACTTCTTTTTGTAGTATTTCTTTAGGATAGATTCTTCCATTTCTATTTTTCACATCAGATTGCATGAATACACCTTTAATGGAATAGTTTTTCTTTCCATTGCCAGCTTCTTCAACAATATATTCTGCGTTTGATATTTCTTCGGTAATTAACTTCATTTGTATCTATCTCTAATTTCTCTCTAATATTTATACAAATTGTTATCTGAAAACCACTAAAATTGTATAATTATCACCATTTGCAAAATTCTTTGTAGATAATAAAACATCACCTGTAGGTGTTGTTGCATTGTTTAGAATCTCGTTTCCATCTGCCCTTAGGTCCCAAAAACCTTGACCTGATAAAGAAACTGCGGTAGCATTTGTTGCACCCTCCCAAACTATCTCTACAGCTGATTTTGCGTTTGCTGTATTTACTGACCAAAATATTTTAGATATTTTTCTATTTCCATCAGTAGTCATAAAGGTTGTATTTGAAGCGTCTATTTTTTTAACTAAATTCTCTCCTGTACCATCAGAATAGTTAGTCATTTTAACAGCGTATTTTACGCCTGTTGTGTCTGTTAATACTTGTGTTGATACTGTGTCTGCCATATTATCTCCTAATTTTGTAAATCGTAATAGTCTTTAGATAGTTCTCCGCTTTCTTTAGTTTCACCAGCTTTTCTAGTTCTAATATAAACTTTTTGTATTCTACCACTTGGTGTTTTATAACTTCTAACGCCACCAGCAATTGTTGAATTAGCGCCATCGGTTGAATCTGGATAAGTATCACTAATTGTAGCTGCGTCATCAAATTCCCAGATACCGTCTGAACCTGCATTTGAAACTGTTGAAGATGTATCATTTGCTAAGTATTGCGATTCATTTGCACCTTCTTCTAATTGAGGTCCCCATACTAAAATGCCGTCTGTATCATTACCTACAAAAGATGTTGTAGTTGCGTCTGACATTATTCCTATTAAAACAGCATTAACTGATATTGAACCTCCTATAGTTAATGTTATAGAACATCTATACCATCCATTTTCTAATGTTTCAATAGATGAACCATCACAATCTGAACCTTCAGATTCTACAACGCCTGTTGATAAATTATAAACACAGGTAGCATCAGTTACTAAATCATTACTACCTTGTCCTATGGTTAATGAAGCATGATTTAAACCAAACGCCTTTAAGTGTGCGCTAAAAGTATATTGTGTATTAACACTTAAGCCTGCTGGATTTTTATCCAATCTATGAGTATTATTATTAGTATC